TGTCCTTCAGAAAATATTTCACCGCTTTCGCTAGACGCTCCAAATCCGGAACCGCCACCACCGCCGGCTGATCCCCTGCGTGCACCTGGCAAAGGAATGTTTGCGGAGGCACCTGCCTGCTTCATGTCATCAATGCTTGATTCAAAAGAATCGGCAAGGTCTTTAAAAAAGTTCTTGCTGTTGTCGACGCCTTCCTTGATTGCCACTTCAAATCCAAGATCCTCGGCCACTTCGGCCGTCAAGGAATCCCTGATTTCAAAAAGTGCATCAGTCAGTGGCTTGTATTTCTCTGCCGAGTTGGTGCCAAAAACACTGTCCAGCTTTTCACCAAGGTTAACGATGACGTCTAGAAAGTTGGCCACCGCCGTGGTGATGCCGGCAAGCACACTGTTTAGGGTCACCTTTAAGCCAATAAAGACTTCCTTGATGGCGAAACCTACAGAATCACCTGTGATGCCAAGTTCGTTGAACCCCTCGGCCAGGGCCCCCAACCCGCGCAACACCCCGGGCACAATGTCGATAATGTTTAAAAGGGCTGCATTAAATCCGTCTCGAATCCTGTCGGCATTGTCTTTAACAAAAGTCCCGAGCGTGGCAAACGCTTCGGTGCTGCCCTTTATCAATCGCAGGACCACAGGGTTTTTGGTAATTAAAAATCCGATCTCCTCCAGCAGGTCCCCAAAGGCATTGCCCGACTGAGTTACCGCACCGCTAAAAGTGTCCAGCTTTGACCGAGCCGTTCCACCGTACTGGTCAATCAAAACCCGGGTTGCCTCACCCGCCTGCAGTTGCTCTTTGGTCAGGTTTTTAATGGCCGGATTGACCTCACCCAGCTCCCCGGCGTAGCCGCCGAGGGTCTTGGAAACCTGCAGAACAGCCTCGTTTAGGCTTTTGCCCGTGGCAGCCGACAACTCCGCGGCCGCCTCCACGACGTCTTTCGCCTGGTCCTTCGACGCGCCAAACCCCTGGGCAAGTGCCAACATAGACAAGGCGGTTTCATCGCCGATGGTAGAGTTCTTTTGGAGCTCGGATGCAAACTTCTGCATTTCGGGAAGCGTGTCGGATACGTTCTCGCCTGCGCGGGACAGAGCCGTTGCCACCGAGTTGATGGCGTCCTCCTGTTGATTTGCGGCCTCGATTACTTTCCGTGCAGCAAAGGCACCTGCAATAGCGGTCCCAACGGTTGCCATTATAGGGATCAACCGGCCAGCGGCCTTGCCAACCGTGTCGAAACTGCTGTTTACTCCCTTGGGTCCGCTTATAGATTCTTTGAGTTTTGAAGTAGAACTTTGGGCTTGTTTTAGGGATTCGCGAAACTTTTTATTCTCGGCTATTAGCTCAATTAAAACTTTATTGGTTATGCGGGGCATGGGTCACCTCTAATTGTTTTTTCTGTTTTCCTTTTTTTTCTGTTCTTCCTTAAAGGTGACATCCATATGGTAGATAACATCGATTAAAACTGGATCTATTTCACTTGCGTCGAGGCTTAACTTTAACGAACGACACTTTGCCCATTGCTCGTAAACGCCTATGTAATATCCGGCCGCCTCTTTTTCCGACATACTAAGCGGAGCACCCTCTAACGTGCCGCCCGTTTCGATGAAGTACGCCGCGATTTCGCCGACTTCGCGGGCGCTTTTTTCGTCGCTTTCTTTCCAGACGTGACCGGCTTTTTTTTACTGGCCCCCTGCAATTTCATGCAGTATTCAAACAACTCAATAGCCACGGCAGACAAAGGCCCAGCCGCTTCCGGCGTTTCAACGGCCTCTTTGATGTCTATAACATCTTGGCCGTCCTCGTTTTTGATGCACAGATCAACGACATAATCGGGAACCCGGTCGACAAGCTTGCCAATAGCCACGAGTTCCGACTGATCAGCTAGCTCTTTGGCCTTATCCTCTTGCGTGCTGATCCCCATATAACCAAGCAATGTCATGGCCTGCCCGATTGTTGGCAGGCGGTAAGTAATGTGGCCGTCCTCAAACTCGTGTGTTTTGATCGTCATCCAATCTGCCCTATCCGTTATGACCAACCAAGGTGGTTGATGTAAATCGCCTCGTAATCGCTGTCAGGAACCGCGGCCCGTCCGCTCACCGTGTATTCAATAATGTTGTTAGTTTCTCCCAACTCGACGCCGGTAAGGATGGTCCGGGGAATATAAAAGTTCCAGGTTTCTCCGTCTTTCCAGTTGCGGCTGGAGTCCTTGTTTCCACAGTTGAACATGAATTCAAGTTCGGTCGCTTGCTTCAACCAGTTGTGAAAGTCAGATTCGTGCTGCTGCAAGTGCAGAACAGCGCTAAAGCTTACGGTTAAAGGACCGGCCGCCAAACCACCTATGCCCGTCTCGGCCGTAAGGTCCTCAACATCATTAAACTGAGATTCGACGGTAATCGTCAACTCTCGGCAATTCCGGTTCGAATACTTGCCGAACGTTCCAAGTAAAAGCTCTTGATCCTTTAAGAAAAAAGGATTTACATCGTCATATGATGGCGTAACCGGCACGCTGTAAGTGATAGCATTATCGCCCGTGTAGCCTGTCGCAGAATCATCGTCGGCAGCAACGGCAAAGCCAATGGTCGCTCCGACTGAGTTGGCTGAGTTTGTCCCCGTATTCCACAGCAGTTCAAAGGTGGTTCCATTTGATGAAATATTGTACTTGCCCGTGGCGCTGTCGTAGGTGCACGTGATGGTGTCGTCGCCTGAACCAACCGATGCCTCTGTGGCTTTTGCTGTTATGTGAGCGGCCAACTCAACAGGGTTATACCACCCCTCGGTCAAGGTCGCGGCGATTGTCCCGCCGTCGTCCGTCATGTCCAAGTATTTATTGCTGGAGGTGATTTTGATCGGATTCCAATAGCCTTTGGTCCCGCGAAACTGCAAGGCTACCTGAGCCAGTCCGTTTGCTGCAAAGGTGAACTGGGCCGAGGTTATGCGGCATCCGGCGATGGCCTGTCGGTACTTCGCCGAACTTTTCTTTTGATATTCCCAGGCCGAGAAGAAAGTTGATGGTTCTGCCGTGGGGTAGAACAAAACAGATCTTCCAAGGTTGACGCCACTTGCCGGTGCGCTGTCACGGTTAAAGTTCAGGCTTAAATCATCGCTCGATATCGATCGAACATTTCGAATCTGGTATGGGGTTGCGCGGTGCAAGAGGGCATGGCCCTTGGCAAAGTTGGTGCCTTCGCCACTATCAACCTTGCTAATTGCTCTCGTGTCGTCATCACCCGCCGTGGAACTTGCAACAGTGTCGTATTCGGTAGCGTTGTCGGTTTGACCGCCCAGCATGGATTTTAATAATACGGCCCAATCAGGGGCCGCTGCGCTGCCTGATCCCTTCAAATATTTTGGAAGGTTGCCAGTGTTGTTTTCCTTGCCCGGAAGAGAACCACCTGGAGAGCGTGAGCCCGTCAGTTCGTCGTTTTCCACCTGATCCACGTTTTGGCTCATACCAGCACCGGAACGAAGCGCCGAAAACTGTGAACCGGCATCGGGCTCTAACAGGGTGCCTTCGGTGGTTTCTTCTTTGAAGGCCATAACTTTGCCAATTGAACTAACGTATGTCATAGCAGTAACTCCCTGCGGTTCTTATTAGGTGGTGAAATATTGAACTGTATATGTGAGACGCACCGTGCCCATTGGCTTCTCGCCTCCGGCATCAAGTTCAAACTCGGTTGCTGTCAGCGTGGAACTTGTGACCTCATCCCCCCAGGTATGGTCAGATCCCAATGACGATTCAATCTCCTCAGCCAAATCGTCCAAAGTATCGTCTAGGTTTTCATCTGAGATGTCTAAAGCGGTTGCCTCTACGACAAGGTCAAGAGTGCGCTCTAGTGATGTCCCTCCAGTCAAGTCAGACCGTTCCGACTCCTCTGAGTCACTTGTGACGTTAATCGCAGGTAGGTAACCCTCCCACAATGGCCGGGAACGATTCGAGTATATGCGGCCCGTGGCAATGGTCCCTGGAATCATGTCGGCAGTAAGCAATGAAACCACCGCTTTCCTGATTGTCTCGCGCTTGTGTGTCACTCGCTTCCTATCCTCTGAAGCCTAAGGACGGCCCACCCTTGGCCATCTCTTTGAAACTCAATCACCTGGTATACGTCAGCGCTGTTGATCAAAACCGTATCGCCTTCAGCTGGTTCGGCGTCCAGATCAGACAGGTCCAAACCCAGAGTAGGCTCGTTGGTCTGTATGGCCACGCCAGATGCTGGATCCACCTCAGTCCAAACACGATCAAAAACGGCCGTAATCGAGACGGCATCTCCAGAAAGGGGCCTGTATTCCACGCTCTCACCAAACGTGTCTTTACAGGCCCCTTGCACTAAACTTGCTAAGTCAGAAAAGGCCATTTCAGCCCTTCAATAAAGTTAGCTGCTATTATGATGTAGCAATAACCCCGGCGGTTCGCAGTTCCGCCAACAACGCATCGACTTTGTCCGAGATCGCTTGGACCTCCGCTTCCACGTAAGAGGCGCTGATATCCTGATCCAGGTCAGCCACTGCCCCACCCTGAGCCCCTTCCCGCGATGCACTCAAAGCGGGGTGGATGAACGCCTTGACAGCTGTAGCGGATGCGCCTGCATCTTCAACAGCAATGCCAACCAGGCGAGCGTTTGATGCAGTTTTGTCGACCTTTTTGCTCGATGTATCCCAATAAAGTTTGTCACCGGCGCTGATGGCCAAGCTGGTTTCTTTTGTCAGTTCAAACACACCCATGGTGTAGCCAACAAAAGTCGCGCCACTTTCGGCGGTATCCGCAGCGACCACGCCAATGTTCCCGACCAAGGTGAACTCGTTTTGACTCAATGCCTCGGGAGCGGTAAGAGTCATTGCCATTCCCGGCTGTTGAAATGCGGTAGTCATGTTTTCCTAAACTCCCTGTTTCGTTTCAAACTGTGGCGGGAAACCTATCCCGCCGCCTTAGTCGGAACACTAACCGTTAGCTAGCGTCTGGGTTTTTGAACATGCCACGGTGATCCATGGCTGCCGCCGCTACATCCAAGCGGGCCTTAATCTCGACGCCGTCGATATTGAAACCTTCCTTGGTTTCAGTGTAGATGCCACGCTCACCTTGCAAGTAGGCAAGTTCGATGGTGTCGATCTGAGCCGGATCGGCGAACATGTACCACTCATGTACTGAGTTGGAATCCAACCGAGGCTCAACAATTGGGTCATACATCCCCTTGTAAGGGTTAATGTTACCGGCGCTGTCGGCGAATACTTCGGTTGCGAAATATTTGCGTGCGGTCGTCTCCAGGTTCGCTGGAACAACAAGATGCATTGGAAGCAAGTTCAACAGGCGACCCTCTGGGCCGGTCTGAAGGCGAAGAATTTCGCGAGCCTCACCGATCGTGGTTTCTGAGATATCACCGGCGGTTCCAAGGTTGTTGTGATCGGCATGGAAAAGGGTCGTTCCATCACTCATTGCCGCGTTGTCAGTCAATACGGCATAGACCAAATCGGATTCTTTGTCGGCCGCAGCCCGGCCAAACAACATGGGGATGCGTGTGAAAGCATCCAGATCGTCATTGATGAGGACCTGCCGTGTGATGGAAATGATCCGGCCATAGGTGGACAGCGTGTAAGTTTCCTTGCTGTCGCCGATTGTTCCATAGGTGAATTCCCCGGACTCTTTGACCTCTTGCAAGCTGGGGGCACCACCTAACTGGACCCTGGAAACTTGCTTGAAGTCTGGCACTTCGACCCGACGAACAAATGGGTCAAAGGTTTGTGGTGAATTCTCATAGGCTTGTCGCATGGACTTGTTGGCAACATTGGCCAGCAGGTTCGCGAAATCGCCGGTTGTGTGCAATGCACGTGCAGCAACTTCCATTTTTGACATGCCACCGGTTCGGACACCCTGCAGGTCAAGGTATCGGCGGGCAATTTCCATCAGGGAGTAGCTGCGGAAAATGCGGCCTTGCTCGGTGAGCTCGGATTTCAACTCGGGACAACCGCGGTGAAGCAATGCGTTTTCCACACCGGAACGCATCACAGAAATCTCATCGTGATCGCCGGCCTCAATTTGTTGGCTTCGCGTGTCGTTGGTGT